TACGCCAGAACAGTTGATGCGCCGCGCGATATTTGAAGGTTAGATTCTGCGATATTTGCCTTATGATTCTATTGCGGGACTGGATATTTAATTGCACATAATGAAAGTTGTAAATTTACACTACACCTGAAATCCGCAACTCGCCGCGCGCTCCCGCCCCGCTTCGCGTTCCAGTTTGGGTGGCTCCGCCTCCGCCACCAGGGGCCTCCCCATCCACTCCGTTGCCGGATATTGATGCGGCTCCGCCGTCACCGCCAAATTGACTGGTGCCAGCCGCACGCAAATTGCCGCTGGCATCTACAGATCCACCCGCCGCCGCACCGAATATACTGCTACCCGATGCCGTAGAGGCATTGGTTGACGCGTTGGTTCCCGCGTATACAGTATCTGTGCCTGTTGCAGCGGTTGCCGACCCGGTTGCCGCGAATCCCATGCCTACGCCATCGGTGAACGCCGCCGTAATACCTACAGCACCACCATACTGAGCGACGGTACCGGGGAATACGGTAATTAATGAGCCAAATGATGAGCCAGTACCAAGGTTACCACCGCCCACCCCAGTGACCGCTGCGCCGCCAACCCCTATAGTTACCGCCTCAGTCGCACCGACAGCGGATGCCAATATATCAAATGCCATACATCCTCCACCGCCCCCACCTGCCGATGCAACTGCCGTATTATTCGTTCTCTGCCCAGAGTTTCCATCTCCAACTATCATCCCGGGAAAACGTTTGTACCCTGGCGGCTGGACGAACGTTGCAGATTCGGTGAATATTTTAGTGAATCCTGACAGCACTATTGAGTGCAGAGCAGCACCATCAGAGACGAGCAACCTGGCTTCCCCAGGGTACATGATAAATGAGTTCAATAAATCAATTGTTTCGGAGCCATTTGCGGCTAATGTAATGTCGCCAGTACCTGAATTTCTGACATAGGCATGCCAGGAACTACCCAGCGTTGCTGATCGCTCGAGTGTTTGCGTGAATGTACCCGATAAATCAAACCACCGCGAACAGTCGTTTATTCCCAGGATGGCATTCTCCGACCGCTCTAATCGAGTTAATGACGGCACTAAAGATTTACGATCCATAAATGCCAGCTCCCCCAGCATTCCACACACCGGAACTTGGTCCGGGCGCCGTCCAATTAAGCTACTTGTCATGGGTATACTCCAAAAATAATTGCGGGCCATCCGTCTCTACGATGAGGCTCATGTAATACAGGTGCAGTAGTTGATACTACGGCAAGCGTGATTGGATCGTAGGTGATTATATCCGGTAGATAATGGATGAACGATTCGTCCAGCGGATGAATTTCGGTCATCGAACCATGCCCGCCCCACTGCCATAGCCCAATCAGAGTGAATGGTAATGCTAAGTCAGCAAAAGAGTTAGGGTCGAGATTATCCCCCGTCACTGCCTCAATCAGAATTTTCCCTGAAAATTCCTGAGTACCTGGCATCGGCAGAGTATATTCGGTAAACACCCTGCGGATCGCCTCTTGCTGTACTTGCGATAATGAATCCAATGTAATGCCTGCGGGTGCTGCTACTATAATTCGTTTCATGGCATATCCTTAAAGTGTTGAAAGAACTTGAAGATCCGCATTAGCTAACCTCACAGGCCACCCGCTTATAGCCGCCATAGGTTTGCATAATACATCTGATCCAGAAAAACTAGACCCAATAGCCATTGCTGTGACTGTTGGTAATGTAGCGCTAGTATCGGTACCAACAGTCCCCCCGTTAATACATGCGGCCACATCATTCAACTGGTAGGCTATGGCTATTTGATATTCAGTGCCAGAAACTAAAGTCCCAAAAGAAATGCTGCATTGCTCAACACCACCAGCAACTATTTTCAAAGCGGTCACCCCGGAGACGGACTGAATATAAATGCGTTCATTCGCAGAATTATCGCTAATGTCTAGAATTGTTCGTGTTCCGCTGGCATTAGCGATAAAATTTATTAAGAACGAAAATTCATCCTGCCTGTACCAATCGCCGAAGTTAGGTTCAGCGATTGTCGCCGCTTCTGCTGACCTAGTTATTGCCGCTTCTGCTGGGACTGGAATGTAACTACTTGTAAATGCTTTATTTAATTCAATCTGGGAACCTCCGAAGAATACTGTCCCAGTGTCGGATGCTATAACAGAGCTAGTTGGGTACAGGAGTAGTCGCAGAACAGTATTCCCGGTATTGTTATTCGTCGCAGTTACTGACAGCCTGTATACATCATGCCCTTGAGGGGAAAGCGCTAGGAGGACGCCGCCGGAACCTAGTACAGATACAGATAAAGTATTCCAATCAATTGTAAAGTAAGCCGTGACTGTTGAACCACCGTACATCTGCACTACAAATCGTGAGGCTGGGTTTGGAGCGCACTTTTTCAAATAACAACTAACCGCATGCGTATTTCCATCATTACTAATTGCCATATCCTTATATATTGCCGATGAATCGGATATATTTGAATCTATAACCTCATGCAATGTAACACCAGTAGATGTATCCGTAGTACCTATAGTAGCACCAAAGAAAACAGGCCACGTATCAGGAGAATCCCCATATGGCATGGAGTTTATCCTCTCCTCTTCAATCAGCAATCCTAAGCATCGCCCCGTACTTGGATCATATTCAAATCGTGGGACATTTACTGGCAACAGTTCCAATGGACCAATTTTGCCAGTGACCCGCGCGGCAGAAGTTCTACCAAATGCGACTCTAGTGCCTATTTGCTGGGTATTTGCAAAATCCAAGTTCAGGACAGGCCGACTTAAAGGATGGCCTGTCACAATATCCAATAAAATCGGCCACCAATTATCGGGGTCTAAACTTGGATCCAGCGACCCGCCCCCTGCTATTTTCCGGCGATATGTGCGTCCATTAATAGGCGAATAAACCAAAAAACCATCAATGTAGCTGGTTCCTGTTACCCACAATACCGCACCTGTTAATGCCGCAGTATTAATGGCGGATGCATTGGCAGCCGCTGCGCTATTAGCTGCGCTCGATGCAGATGATAGCGCTGATAGGGCATTGTAATAACAATCCACTGCATTGTTATAACAGTTGATTGCCAATGCAATCAACTGCACACGAAATGGAGCCAGCGCGGCTAAAAAGTTATCCATCAGCGTTTCAAACGTTGATGGCGTTCCGACGCTGGGCGTCGGCGGTAATTCGTCAGGACTAACGGGGGATGTTTGTGCCATTATATTTCCTCTACGGTTAAGTTTATTTTTGCATGCTCAGGGTAAGCAAGATCAAATTCAAAACTGGTCCAAAATCCATCGACCAACAATAAATCGAAATACCCGTCGGTATCCGTTAGCCAATACCACACCGCTATTTTTCCATTCAGCTGCGATTTTAGTTTTTTGACGGAATTTACTCGATTTTTTTTCAGAACTAACGTTTGCCTAGTTTCAGGAATTTCAAGCCTAGGGGTCATCTCATTAATGCTCCCGTCAAAATGCCGACTCACAGTCGAGTAGTTTTTTCCGCCTATTTTCGGGCTATACTCAATATCACCGATGTAATAATGGCGTCCAATAACACAGGGAGTAACTTCGACTAAACCTGATGTTGCCGTTAGAGTTATCGTGATTACTCCATTAGTGTACGGCGGTAGGTTGTCGCGAACGATGGCCGGTTTTGTCGAAAATGGCGCAAAACAATAATCATAATAGCCAAATACCTCGCGCGTATTCAGGTTAATGCTTTCGCTGAATACCGTGTCTCCGCTGCTTGTTTCGGTAATTTCTACTGCATTGGCTACCATGCGCCGCAGCGCTAATGCATCTATTCGCTCGCCAGCGGTTAGCACGATAGTAAGCGGGGATGGCGCAATCGTGCGCTGATCTGTTTGCAGGTAAAACATAGCCCAGCGATTTGTCCTGCCAATTCGTAACCAATGCACATCATCGGTTAACGCATTACCGATATTTCCAGCACTTTTTGACTCATACGCCCAGTGGGCAACAGGGTCAATAACCCGTTCTCCGACTACGTAAGTAGCTGCGCCAGAATACACCTGATACGTATCTCCCAGCCATTTCCACCATGTAGGCGAGCTGGCCGGGGCGTGACCGTTATTAGCCGCCTGCAAAGACTGATACTCGGATATTAATCCAAGAGTGCCTGCTACGCTGGCTGTTGCATCCACAGCATAAGTTGCGCCTGGGTCATAAGCGGGTGAGGCTACCTCAGGGACTGAGCTGTATGTCAGTATTGCGTCGGTTATTTCCAGCGGAACTATGACGCTCATGCTATGACCACTGTGCGTAATTCTGTTCCGCCCATCGTGACTTTGCCCAATATTGTTGCGGTATCCCTTGTGTTGTCCTTAGTATCGCCTGTGTTTCGTTCTATTTTTTCAAGCTTCGCCTCAAGCTTTGCTACTATAGCGGTTAATGCTTTGATTTCGGACACCAGCTCATCATTATTTTGACCTCCCGACAACATAGCCTGTGTTTGCCGGGCATTAAATATCCGGCTAGGACCTGTTGCTTCGATTTCTGGACCGTCCTCTCCAACCAGTCGCAACCCACCTAAATGATCGCCACCGGCGGCGAATGCCGGTAATTTGTTTGCTAATGCCCAGGCATTTGACGCTCCTGCATTCCATCCCATCAGCGCATCCAGCGATTGAGCGCTAATACCCTCAGCTTTTGCGGTCGTGTAGACCAGCGCAGGGTTACCGGCTGCCAGAGTGTCATTAACCCACTGCTGAGCGAACGGAATCGTGTAGTTGCCACCGGTCTTGCTATTGATGAGACCACTGGCCGCGTCATAAAACGCACCGCCGGATGATTGATAGCCATCCGGCGTCGCACCCTCATTGACGCGGAATGGCAGCGTAGGGGGTACGGACACTGTCGTTTGAGCAGCGACCGATTTGGCGGAATCAACACCGCGTAACGCGTCGGCCAGTGACAGTACTGAATTATCAATACCGCGCAACAGATCGATTTGGGTTTTCGCTGAAGATAATATGCCGTCGAGCCGATCAATATCGGCGTTGTACGTATCAGTTAGGATGGCGTACTGATCATCGTAATTTTTTTGCGCCGCCGTTGCTGCATCACCAATCGCGGTCAGCGTAAGTTGCGCGACACTAACCTGAGTATCCGCATGATCAGCTAAATCGGTAATGACAACCGCCGTGCGCCCTTGGTCGCGCTGGTATTCCAGGAATGTTGAAAATAGTTGCTCACTTGGCTTAGCTATATCAGTTAATGCGTGGTCGAGCCCTGTAAAATTGACCAATGAGCCACCGGATCGAGCCATATCAAGAGCAGATTGCAATACAGACTGAGCCGATACCCGTCGCTGACGTGTCAGTTCTGCTGTATCAACGACAGTTGATCCTAATGCCGCTCTGATTTTTCCAGCAACTGATGTCAACGTATTTAATAAATCGGATGCTGATTGCTTTTGCGTTTCGTTTGATTTTAGCGCGGCATCGAGCTGTTTTTTTAACGCCATTGAATCATCTTTATATTTTTTGCTGGCAATATCCTTTTCGGCAGCCACCGACGCGGTCAAACGTTGCAGCGACTTATCTAATGCAGCGTTAGCCGCATCGGCCGCGGATTTTTGCGCCGCAGCCAGATCTTGCGTAGCGTAGATCATGTATTGCGTCGCCCGCAAACTGATGTCCATCGCTGCGATTTCGTCTTTGCGCTTCGCGGCGAGAGCTGCTGATACATTACCTTGCGCTTCCATTAACGCAATATCTAACCCGCGCCGCTGTTGCGCCAGCTGCGCCGCAGCAGCAGCATCTTGAGCAACATAAATCATTTGCTGATAGTTAACCGCGATAGCATCGCCGGTGAGTCGCAACGCCGCTATCTCATCAGCGCGCCGGGTATTTAGCGCATCGACAGACCGCCCGGACGCCTCATAATAGGAAACCTCTAAAGCCCGCTGTCTTGCGGCCACCGCAGCAGCATCCTGGGCCGCATAGATCATGCGTTTATAGTTAACTGCGATTACATCGCCTGTTAGCTGCAACGCCGCTATCTCATCAGCACGCTGAGCGGCCAGCGCATCGGCGGCGCGTCCTGCAGCGCTGTAGTAATCGATCTCTAACGAGCGGCGAGTATTAGTCGCATCTTCGACACCTTTATAATAGGTGTCGGCCGCATCGCTCAACTTGAGCAACATGGAATATTGATGCTGCCCGGCCTCAGTCGATAAATCGACCGCTTCGACTTGTTGGCGATAGCCCTCGCGACTGGCCGCCAAACTTAATGCCACATCGCCTAATTGACTGTTCAGCTGAGCGTTGTTGCGAGACTGCTTTTCATTGTTGGAGAAAAATTTATCGTAATAAGCATCGAATTGTTTCTGAAATTCCTTAATGCCACCGGCCGCCTGGGCCAGTCCATCGCTGATAGCGATCGCGTCCCTTGAGATGCTCAAACCGCTGGTCGCGAGCGCATCTTGGACGATAGCGATTTCCGACACGATCCGGACTGTTGTCTCCAGCATCCCTTCGCCCAGCTGTTGATACTGACCGAGGATGTCTCCAAACACGGACGTCGACATAGTATCGAGAGCAGCACCAATAACCCCATCGAGCTTTTTAGCAGCATCTTCGCCGGATAACCCTTTCAAGTCGACCGTTAGCGCCGGGATGACGTAGTTTTTAACGCGGTCAGACAAGCCCATACCCAGGTTATCAGCGAGCCCATTCATAGTCTCGCCCATGCTCTTGAAAACGCTGTTAAGCGCTTTTTGGGTAGCGTCGTCTATCGCTGCATATTGCGTGCTGTATGATGTTTTGTCACTGCTAAACAGCCCGCCCTTGGTTTTGGTTTCAATTGTCGCAAACTGTTGAGCTGACAGATTCCCGCCTGCCATAATGCTACTGATTGATGTCGGATTAGTTGAAATGCCCTGATTGACAACTGTGCTGGTTTGCTTTCCGCCGAACAAAAATCCGAGCACAGCTTTTCCAATCGGATCGAAACCAGCCATGTTAATCGGGTCTATTGATGTCAAGAAACCAGACATACCCGTTAATTTAGAACCAGGAAGAGCAGCAAAGTCTTTTAATCCGCCCGCTTGGTATAGCCGGGTAATAACGTCAGTTATTCCCGAGTGCAGATCGGCAATACCACGATCAATACTCCGCAATGTCGCATATTCTTCAGCATGTATATCTCTCAACAGCTGATAGGTTTTATCAATCGACTGGGATTTGGCTGTTGGGTCACCTAACACGGTGCCTGTGTCGGATGACATTTTAGGCGATTCGCTACTGGCACCCGAATTAGACATCATGCCGTAACCCAGCGCCGCCATAACAGCGCCCATAGCCGCAACGCCAGCAAAGCCGCCCCAGCCGCTTTGCGCAAACATAGTCGCGGCACCAGACGCCAGCTTAGGAATAATACTGGCCACGTAAACAGCCACCTTTTTCGCTTCCATCGCCATCGAAGCCACACCCAAAGCTATTTCGATGCCATGAAAGGCTTGCGCAGCGGCGGTTTTTTCACCAAACATTTTGCTCGCAGCGCCGGCGACCTGTCTGGCGCTGCTTAAAGATGTCTGTAATTGTTTTTCCTCATGTTGCTGGACGTCCCGATACCACTTTTCATCAGCAGCCACCTTAGTCTTAACATTTTTTATATATTCGTCGGTAAATCCCTTGCTGGCATCCGGCTGTATTGCATCTATTTCAGCTCGGCGCTTCGCAAGATCTTCCATGTCTTTGACATTGTCCTTAATAGTCTGGCCCATTTTTTCCAGGGCACCGACCATTAACGAAAAACCGCCCAACGCTCCATCAAACACCGCCGAAGATACTTTGCCAAGCTCTCCCATGCTGTCTTTTGTGTTATCGATAGTGCTGTTGTAGTTCTCCAAAGATTTCCAGGCGCTATCAATTGCTTTTTGTTGCTTTTCAATGTCATCGCTGGCGCTGGATTTAGCGACAACCTCAACGGCAGTACCGGGGCTAACGCCCTTTAACAGCAATTGCGTGTACATATATTGCTGTGCCGACATAGTCAACTTGTCATATCTGTCGCGCTCAGCATCCATAGCCGATGCGCCAGCATCAATACCTTTTTTCTGCGCTTCCAGCGCTTGAATGGAATCCCAAATGGCGATTGACGATGTCTGAACCGCATCGCTCATACCCAGCGCTGCAAGCTTCGACAACTCATAATCGCGCTCTGACAGCGAAAGTTTTAAATGCTGGTCGTTTAAAGCATCAATTGCATTACGGATAGCATCGGCATGCTTTTTCGCCTCTGCCGCCGCTTTCTTGGTGGCTTCGGTAGATAGCCCAGCAGCGGAACCCACCGCATTATGCGATGCCGCCAGTTGCAAGTTCTTTGCTGTAGATTGTTCGGCTTCTGCCGTGGCTTTTTTCTGCTCATCGGTTAGATTTTGATGAGCCACGGCAGCGCCTTCAATACTTGCCACATAAGTGCCGATCCAATCCGTGCTGAGGTCTTGCTTTAATTGCTTGCCGACATCGGCAAAGCCGTTAACCAGCGGCTTATCGACTACGGCCTTTGAGGAGGAAAAGCTAAAGTCGCCCACGCCCATACGGGCAACATCACCCGCCGCTGCGCTTGCCCTAGCGGTTGCATTATCGAGGGTATTGCCGACATTGATTGCGAGAGCGCCAAAAATGATCCCAACCGAATGACCCAGACCAACAAACAAGCCGATCATATCGTTGACCACGAATTTAACATTGCTCTGCATTTGGTCGCCGGAAACAATCCAGCCTGAAGCGGTATCTGCTGCGGCACCCAGCCCGGCCTCTTTTAATGTTGCCCAACCACTGCTGATAATTTGAGTGGTGACATCCCAAGCGCCTTTAGCCAAATTGCTGGCCGATACATTGGTATCGCCAACGGTGATGGCCGCTTCGTTAAACTCTCTGATGCTATCGAGCGCATTTTTAGCGCCGGTTAAAAAGCCGCCCCAAATAGCCGAGGTCGGCTGTTCGATCGATTTGATCAACCGCGTCCAGGAATTACTCATGTCGGTTGTTTGTGCATTGATGTTTTGCGCCGTCGCAGCAGCAGCGCCATCAAAAGTATGCAGGGCTTTAGCCAGTGTATCGCTGAAAAAAGCAGTCGTTGCTTTGCCTTCATTGACCAGATTTTTAAACCCCCCGGCGGGTAAACCTGCGGCTTTATCCATTTCCTGGAGTAATCCTGGGATGGGTTCCATGACTTGGTTAAAGTTTTCAGCATTGAGCATGCCCAATGATTGACTCAGGCCAAAAAACGTTTGCTTTAATTGATCGTTACCGACGCCCAAGGCGCTGGCGGCATCATTAAGGCCTTCGAAAAACTCCTTAGTGCGTTGGCTGGTGATTAATCCGGAGTTTTGCAAATTCCGCAGCGTGGTGTAGCTATCGGAAAGGTCATTGATTTTTTTATGTTGGGCGTCGGCAACCGTATCAATGTACCCCAGCGTTTGCGCATAATCGCCGGCTGTCGCGGTCAGCGAGTGCAGCCGGGTATCCAAATCCTGAACAGTGGCGGTATCTTTGATGATCTTATCGCCAAAGTTAATCAGCTCATAAATGCCGACCAATGGCGCTATCGTCTTAACCAGGCCCGCCGCTGCCGACTCCATAGTCCGCAAATTGCGACTGGCATTGCTGGAGGCATTAGAAATACGGTTTATATTGTCGCCAGTTTGCCCCAGCACTTCAGCGCTGCCGTCGGCATTGACCCTAATCCGTAATCCTAACGTTAAATCGCTCATCGTTGTTTAGCTCGTTCCCGTTCCGCCTCGGCTTTATCCTCGGCGATTTTGCGTAACTCATTAAATGCCGTCATTGCGCCACGCTCGAATAAGTGGATGTCGTCCATTATTTCGACCTGCTCCGGAGGATAAGGATAACGTGGCGCAATAACTGCCATCACTGCGGTGTAATCCAGACCGGTCACGCCGTTATAGCCGTGCCGCCACTGGGTTTGACAAAACAAAAAAATATCCAGCGCCGGACCGGCATCATGCCAAACCCGAAAATCCTCTTTTAAGCGGCCGTTGCTCAAATACGCCTGATACCACTCCGGCCGGTCTGTCTCATCCCCAGGAGCAACCGATACCTTGCGATCCGGCACGCCGAAAAACTCGGCATCGGTCATTTTGCGCGGCTCAGCTGCTGTAGATGATGCAGTAGGCTCCTGCATCACCCAGTAGTAACCGGCCGCGATTAGTTTTTTGCGCGCGTCTTTTTTTGTTCGGCTACGGTGATGCCTTTTTGCACCGCCAAAAACGCATCCTGGATGCCGGGTTGTATCCAGGGCTTTTTCATCAGCGCCGCTTTAACAACCTCTGAAAACGCAATAACATTGCCAGATTCATCGGTTATCGGCCCGATCTCCTTGATGTAAGGCTCTGCATACTCATGAATGGGTTTGCGCGCTTCTGCCGCGTCATCATCATCCATGACGAAATCTTTTTCACGCTCCATTTTGGCTGCAAGATGGCTTAGGCGCGCCCATTTTGCCGTTAATTTCCCCCAGTCTTCGCGATCCATGACTTCAACGGTGATGTCTAATTTGTGGGGGATAATTTTATCCCCAGGACCCGGTTCCTTAACGTCTACCGATACGGTACGTGTAACTTCATCTTGTAAATCTTCTGTGCTTACTACTAATGCCATGACTATTTCCAGTTAAAAAGGTTACTGCAAAATAAAAATAACTTCGTTATTACCTGTGCCGTGTGGCGGTATGTTGAGCTCAAGCGTCGTCATCTTTACACCATCTTTTTCTGAATCGCTCGGATTCAGCAGTTGGACTGCTTTTTGGAACAACGCGCTTTGCTCGCCGATCGGACCATGCGTAAATAACATCGGCCCGATAACCGCATTTCTCACGTCCGAATAAATATCGAACTCAGATTGCAAAGGCGAGCGGATCATGATCGAGCCTTTCGCCTTACGGTCTTTGATATAAACGCTCTCGTCGCCGATGTCGTTCGAATGCACCAGTTCGTTACCTAAATCAACGCTAATCTTATTGGCGACCGCGTCGGCATAGCCGTGCAAAATCAGGTTCTTGGTGTTGGCGTAATTGACCGGCAACGGCTCAACCCAGGCTGTTAAGTCAAACGCCGGAAAAGCCGCATCCTCGTAGCGATCCACCAGACCTTGGTAGCTGAATTTAATCAGCGGGATGGCGCCGGACGAATAGTCGAACGAGACATTGCCGCGCGCGTAGGTAAACGAATGCAGCGCGCCATCATCGAAATAGTAAAACGTGTTGCTGAGGTGGTTGTCAGAAACCGGCGCATATTTAACATAAGGATTCATCCGGTACGTAGTCGTTGCGGTCGGCCTGCGCGGCAGAGCCGGCGTAATCGAGGCCATTTTGCTAGTGCCGTTGTAAGCGTAAATTAACCGGTCAACCGTCAGCGTATATAACGTGGCCGAGGTGGTAACAAACTTTAACGGCGATTTCAGCGTCAGCAGACGCGTCGTGCCGTTGAAGGCAATCACATCGCGCTGCTCCGATACGACAAAGGTGCTGGCATCGGTCGGCGCTGTGCCGATTTTGGTCTGTAGCGTTGCCCGGCGAGTGCCGACGTCGTAAAGAACAATCTTGCGCAATTCCGGAGCCGCCGCGCCGGTGGTGATCTCGATATCGCAGCCTTGGACGTTGCTGGTGCCGACCTCGCTCAACGGCAGATAAATGTCGTTGACAGTGGAAACAGAGAAACCGGCGCTGACAATCGTGCCGGCAAAATGCTCGATCCTTGCCGACATGCCGACATAATAATCATTGACATGCTGCACGGTGTACGTCACCAACAGCGGAGCCTCCGCAAACGGTGTCGTCACCGTCGCTATTTTTGTGGTGCCGTCATAGGCACTGATCACCGACGATTCGGCACCGACTACAACGGTCATGCCGACATAATAATCATCTTCCGCCGATGCGGTCGTGGCGAAATTAAGATCGGTCGTGGTCGATCCGGCTTGCAAGGTGCCGGTATGCTCGGCATCGGTCGCGGCCAATTTGACCAGCGCTTTATCGGCCGATCCGGGCGCTTGCGCGGTGCCGGACGCCATGCCGACCTGCACCGATAACCCGGCATAGGCGTCATCGGTCGCCGAGGCGCCGCCCGCCAGTTTCAACAGATTGACGGTGCCGCCCTGGGCCGTACCGGTCACCGCCGTGGCCGAGGTGGTTCTTGCCATAGCGCAACCGCGCACCAGCGGATCATAAGCGGGAGTTGCGCCCGGCTTTGGCACGCCTTCCGCATCGCCGCCCATCGCCAGGGCGACATCGATGTCGATTTGCGCATCGAAACTGGCCACTATTTTGATACTGCCGCCCATGAAAGGACGGATCGGGTTGCGGTCGATGGTTTTAGCTTTCAGCGGCTCGACTTTCAGCGTTTCGGCATAAATGCCGATGGCCGTCTCCAGCGATCCTGCAAGGCCCGGCGTTGATTCGGGTTGAACCAGGATAAAGCGTTTCGAGTCTAATCTTGGGTTAGTTGGCATGGTGCTTGGCTCCTTTGCTGGTTTTTAGTGCCGCTTCAGGTGCTGCGGGCTCTGGTTTTAATTCGGGTTCCGGCGCTGGAGCGGCGGCTTTAACCGGCTTAGTAAGTGGCGGCGGTGTTTCACCGTCTAAAAACCACTCGTCGCGTTCGGCGCAATACCAGCCGGACTTGCCGGATTGTTTATAGTCATCAAAGGTCATCACTGTCTCCGTGATAATTTAAAAATCAATTCAGTTTCGTAAAAAGGGTGGCGTTCGCCCATGTCGGGGAAAGTTTCGTAATCGTCAAAAATGATCGTGTTATTGCCGATCAGGCCTTCTTTAATGATCGGGACCAGCAACTCGGCCGCTTCGGCAACGCGCAAATGCCCCAGCATCACATCATTGACAATCGCTTTTTCGTTGACGCCGATAATGACGCTAATCAGTTCTTGATTGGCGATATCCTTGTTTTTAGACTTAACCGGCACATAGCAAATGCAGGGATAATCGTTAGCATTGGGACTGCGCTTATAGCCGATGAGGTGTTTGGCCGGCTTGTCGTAATGGGCGATAAAAAAATCTTCCAGGGGCACGTCGCTTTTAATGCGGTTGCGTAGATCCAACAGGGCATCGAGAGCCATCAGCCGCGCCCCAGCATTACCGTACCGTAACCGCCGGAACCGGCGACAGCGGCTAAACCTAACGACTCACGGGTGATCTGTTTCGCCAACAGCTCGGCAGTTTTCTGGTATTCCTTGGCTTTATCCATCAGCAACGAGTTATCGCTCATCGCGCCTTGGATCCCCGCTAAGCGGATCGCCCAGGTTGCCGCCAGTGTTTTCAAGCGGTCATTGGGCAAGGTCACATCGGCGGGATCGATGCCGCGCTCCCACAGCACGCCGTCCACATAGACATCGGCGTCTTCAACATTGGCTTGTGTCACCGTTACAGCGGGATCGACGCAATCGGTTGTTTGTGCGTATTTACTGGCCATTGGCAATAATCCTCGCTAAAACAGACAGGGCGGCGGCTTGCAGGTGCTCGCCACGCGCAGCGCTATCGGCAAAAAAGAACGGGTGCGGTCGACTGCCGGGATGATTGATTACCCTGGCAAAACCAAACCCAGCACCGCCGCCCACGGGGAAACGCAACGCTTGCCGGTTTCTAGGGCGAATCACATGCGGCTGAGTGCCCTGTTCGACAAATCCGGCATACGCCGCATTGGCATAAACGTCAGCACTATCATTGCCGGCAGGTCGCCAACCGATCGATTGCGCCAATTGACCGCTACGGCCGGTAAAGCTCCGGCCGGATTGAATCAGGTCCAGGGTGTCGTCAACATAACTCTCAGCCATCGCATTAGCGACAAGCTGAGCGTTTCGTGGATTACGCAACGCGGCCAATACCGACGGCGCATTACCCAGGTCGAAAGTGATGCTGCTCATCTAGCCCCTGGCCTCATTTGAATCCGAGGCCGTCCCATTGGCGGCGTCCCCGTTAGCCACTGCCGCTGATGATGCATCATCAGCGGCAGCAGCAGAGCCATCAGTAGTTTCCGCATGTTCGCCCTCGCTTTGCTGTTCCCGATCAACGACCCAACCGCCGACCTTCCAGTTTTCGACTTCAGACGAATGCACATCGGCAGTGGTCGGACCGGCATAACCTTCAGGCGCATCATTGAGGCACATACATACCAACCCAGAACCTTCCTTTTCCGGTGGGGTTTTATCCTGGTCAACGGTCGATGTTTCTGCTTGCGAACCACCAACCGGTTTATCTTTCTTAGTAGCAGCCATGACGATTAACCCAACAACAGCGTAATATGCTCTGACTTGATGGCTTTCCAGCCCCAGGCAAGCCGCACATGAATAACGTTTTGCAAAAATTGCTTATAAAGCGCGATTTCAAACGTTAAACCGGTGACCGGATCGGTCAGCATAAAAGTATCGACTGCCACGTCGCCGCCTCCGGGCAAAGCGGGCGCGCGTGTCGCCAACACAATCGCATTGCGATGGAAAGCCAAATTAGCCCGATAACCATTACCCAGCGCCATGGCGACATCGTCGGCCAACGCTTTACGTAAGCCGGGCTTGTTCAGCGCCAGCGATCCGGCCGCTAAAGCCGTGCCGACAACGTACTTATCGGTATCGCCGGTAAACGTCACCACATCGCCCGCCAACACCGTACCGGTTCCGGTATCGACAGCGATACCGGTATCGCCGACCGCGTAACCGGCAAGTAAATTAGTCTGGTAGGCTGCGCCGGTGCCTTTGGTGTGAGCCAGCACTTGCGCCGAATTATGCAAGGCCAGCCCCTCAACCTCGGTCAACGTGCCTTTACGCAACAGCTCATCAGTACCGGCCTCATTAGCCTTGAATAGCCCTGACTGCTTGCCGCGAATATTGAACATGCCGGACGATCCAATGACCAAATGCCGGTCACCTTTAGGTGCGCCGTTGTCATCCAGGATTTGCTGCACCCCGGCGAAGTCGGTCAAGTCGCCCGCTGTAGCGAACGGCGTGGTTCCGGCTGTACCATAGGCGCGAGATGCAAACTTATAAGCGCCAGCCAGATCGGTTTCGATTTCGTTAGCCAGTTGTCGGAATGCCTGTTCGAACTGTTGCTTTAGGGTATCGTCAAAAGTACCGGCATTTTTCATGCCCAACGTTTGCTCGCCGTTCCATCGAATCGGGATATGCTTGGATTTAGTAATCTTAATACCGACATTACCGACAGTTTGATCCCCGGTGTCGGGCGGAGCAGCCCCCGGCGTATTATCGGCAGCCGTACCGATGCCGGCGACCGGAACCAGAACCTCCTGATCCAACGCCGCGCGCTCAACCATGGAGTTTCGTGATACCGCAGGAATAAAACCGACCAATTCGCGCGATACTACGTTCAGCGCGGCGTACATAGTCGGGATAAGATTGGTTAACGTATTAGCCATGGGTTTTTCCTATCTGTTTGAGTAATGGAGATTAAACGACGGCGCCGCCGTCTTTAATGAATTTGTTTCTAGCGGCAGCGTCCAGCTTTTCGAACTCTGCTCTGGCAAGCTGCTTGCCGCCGTCTATGTTTTGAGGAGTCCCTGAACCCGTGTCGCCCTGGGCCTTGGCCAGAAATGGTTTTTCTGTCAGCAATGCTTTAACGGCATCAGCGACAGGTTTGCCGTCGATAGTAACGTTGTCTTTATCGTCAACCACGGCCTTGCCGGCCAACAGGTCTTTAATAATCGCCGGATCAAGCGCTTCCGTAGACGCCGCCAATAATGCGTTACCAATCGCCGCCTGCTCATACTTGGTTTTGTATTTTTGCTCTCCGGCCTTATGACTGTCCGCCAGTTCCTGCAACTTACCCTGCTGTTGTAGTTGAGCCTCGGTAAACGCTTTTAAGTCACCGTGACCGGTCGCCTCTTTAAACTGAGCATTGAATTGCTCTTGCTGTTTCGTGAGGGCTTGATTGATTTGTGCCTGCACATCCGCAGCCGGAACACCGGCTGCGGGGGTGATAGTGGAGGTTGGGTTATTCGCGCCGCCTGTCCCGGCATTTTCGGGATTGGCGTTTGGATCGGTAGGTTCTGCCATTTTTCGGACTCCGGCTTAGGGTAAATTCAAATGTCCGGTACAGAATAAACAACGCGCATAAAAAAGCCCCGACGGAACAAGTTCCGCGGAGCTCTTCGGGCATTAAGAATTAGATCAGCAATAAAGTTAAGTAATAATACCTAGTCAACATCGACAGGAACCCATTTAAATTGCACTTAATTTTAACGATAATAAAAAAGTACTACCGTAGGCTGGCTTAGGTATTTTTTGCGCCTGTAACGCGTTATTTTTTGGGGAGTATAAACCCAATCACCTGGCCGAGCGAATATTAACGATTTTGCCTGATTTCAGCACCACTTCCAGCTGTTCGCGGGCGAGCTGGCTCTCAGCATTCAAAAACGCTAACAGCCCGGCCAGACGGTCGCGGTTGACCGCATGCAAATCGGTCTCGGGTATCAGCAGATCGCTAACCGCTTGCTGACATGAGGCAATATGATTAAGCCGGTCCAGGGCTTCAATCAATGGATTTTGCGGGCTCATTGTTCGCCATCCAGTTGCGCTAAACGGGACAGCAGCGCAGAGCGTTCGGCCTCTACCAGGGTTTCCAGGGCTTCCTCGACCGACTCACGCGGCAAGGCCGTCTGTGACGCGGACAGTGGGTACTTACCGTTGATCAATAAACTCACTGCCGTCGTTGAAATGCGCAGTGTCCGGGCGATGTCGCCCATGCTCATGCCTTGTGCCCTGAGCGCCAACACCTGAGCCTCTATCGCACGGGTTACCTTGATCTTGCCTTTCTGGTTAATTTCCAGCAGGCCGATATAGCGGGCGGTGACTTCGAGTTTTTGCGCTTGCTGCACTGATACTTCGGCCAAAGTGCCCATGTGGGTTGCCATCGTGGTCATCACGCTTTCAAGACGATCCAGGCGAGCTTCAACGCTGGCGGGTGCGGCTGGCGTAGCTTGGGGCGCGGGCTGGCGACCTTTGACTAAAGCTGCATAGGCGCGGATGACCTGCAAATGGAAGGTTGGACTGACCCACATCGCATAAGGGTAAACCAGTTCCTCGACCACATAAGTCCCCTGGTCCATGAAGAAGCTTTTGACGATATTGACAGGTTCAATATGGACTTTATCGGTTTCAGGATTTCCTGAATCCGATAAAATCAATGAGTTACGCAATTCTGTGATAAATTCTTGGGTTTGCTGATTACGTAACCAGTAACTTGGAGAATGACGGCTTGCGCCGCCTGATGCTTTATGCAAATCAACAAGGTTAAAACGGCCTTGCTTATCCTGACGGATGGTGATGTTAGCTATGACGGGTGTTAATTGGTTCATGATAGTTCTCCTTGTGAAAAATTAAGAAGACCATCGCTTAGTTGCTTGGGCGATGGACTGACACAGGTTGCAACAACCGCCCACAAGGAAGCGGCCCGCGCGAACGCGGCCTGTGCCAGCCCACCATAAACTGAAAAACGGTAGACATAAAAAAAGCGCTGTGATGCGCTGGCATCTTGTGGTTATAAACGGGGTTGCAATCCCGGCACTGGATTTTGCCAGAGCGGGATCAGGTTAAATCTTCGTTTGGGTTTTGTCAAAACTATTTCATAAACACCTCCTGGGTCATCAAGCCCAAGCCATCTGCTCTAATCAAATCCTCCAGCTTCGCACCGTCCTTGATGGCCGTTTGCGCCCAGTTCGGCAATAACCGGTTGCGCCGATCCGGCGGACTGTTCCTGACAAACTCGACGTAATTCGTTGAGCCGTTTTGCTTGATCGGCGTAACGCGAGGGATCAGCAAACACATGCAATGCGGGTGGGCTTTATGACGTGGCACGGCCTCTTTAGTCCATACGCCTTTACCCAGGCCCATCTCAATCGATGCGTAATAATCGCAAATGTCGGTGACCGGGTGACTGGACGATAAGCGCCATTGATAGCCGATGATGGTATCGTCGCCTTCAGTCGAAGCAATCACCGCCCGATGCGCGGCGGTCGCCATTTCGGTGCGGGCAATACGCTTCAGGTTGTACAGCTGCTTGTCGTACAGCCACCACTTGACCGCCTTATCGACCAGCTCCTCGGAACCTTTATCAACCGCCTTCTTGATTTGATCGAGCACCCGTTCGGCGGCATGACGGGAACCGGTGCTCTTGAGCATCGAAATACGCTCTTCTGCCTCGCCGACTACGACCTTCCAGGAAGATTTGGCTTCCGGTTCATGAATCAGCGCCGTGGCCGATGCGTGCAGTTCCGTGACCCAGTCATCGGCGTGATCGGTGACAATTTTAAAGCGGTTGCCGCCGCGCTCAATAGCCCGCTGCATATCATACAGCACGGCGTTAACGGCTTTGCCCTGCCGGATACCGGCCTGCAACTGTTGTTGCACACCGGTACGGGTGTCTTTTTTCCAGCGCCAAAGCCGGTCGGATAAGGTCAATCCATCCGGCCAAGCCTCGACAAAGGCTTGCTCGGCCAGCTTTAACACCGTTTCGGATTGCAGGCTCACAGCGGTCAACGGCAAACCGGCAGCTACAGCAACAGCGCTGCCGATGGCGTCCTTAATAACATGATTAATGCCGCTTAAATGGCTATTCAGGGCGGCTTCAGCGTCGCCTGACAGCTGCCAGCCTTCGGCCTGTAACTTTGCTACAAATTGCTTGATAAAAGCGCTGGTGTCAGCGGTTATCTGACCGTCGCGCTTGAGGATTTCTTGTGCGAGGCGTTTGTAGAGCTGCTCGTAGTCGGTCATAGCTTAATCTGGAGTTCAAAGCTTGCTTTGAATGTCCAAAGCAAGCTTTGAACTCCAGCGCAAGGCATTAGGCCGTCGCCTGGGCATTCATCGCCTCTTCAATTTGTTTCTTTACATCGTATAAGTAGCCATCAATGTTCACGGCCTTACCTGTATCCAATTGAATTTCAACACCAGTTATGCCGTTGTAATTAATTGGACGAAAATGCGTAATACGGTCAGCTACGATAAATACCTCGCCAGCACCGACCCCATAACCTCTAAAAGTGATAACCTTACTCATGCCCCGGCCTGCTGCGCTAACCGATCCCCGTAAGTATCCCCCTGGGCGTCAATCTCCTTATCAATCGCCGTCATCACCGACGGCGAGGTATCGTTACCCAAAATCTGCTTGGCCAGGCGTTTTTTCAGCGCCTTGTCAAACTCGCTCCCCATACCCAGACTGACCGAATCCATTGCGGTGGCTATCGCCTGTTGCAAATCTGTCAAATTAAAATCGTTCGGATAAGCGATATTGCCGCTAAAAGTCTGACCCTGCCACAAATACACCAGGTCGGCGATTTCATTCTCAGCGGTCTCTGCCATCTCGCTCATACCGCGCAAAGAGCTGTTGGCTTCCTGGAAATGGAATGACAGCGCGACACCGCTTTGCTGCACGCCGCCGACAAACTCCAGATTGGCAACCCGGTAAATATCCTCAATCGTCGCGGCGATCTGCTTCATGTACAAATCAACCGGATCGGGCGGCGGCGCGACAAATCCGGGTTTACCGCCGCCTGCCGGATTATACGAAATCGCATTTTCAGTACCGACGGTCATGTCATTCAGCTTCTGGGCTTCGGCCGGATCATTAACCGGTATGGCGAGTATCGCAAACGTTTGCGACCGGAACAGCTCGCGCAGCTCAGAACGCTGGTTGTATAAATCCCAGTTCAGGTTGGCCAGATCATAAACCCAGCTTTGTGATTTGCTGTCAGTCGGATTCAGCGGTTTAGCGATATGCAGCCGCACCACCGGCACCCGGCCCAGCTTGTAATCGCCTTGTTCGGCTTTGCCATCCTTGATAACTACCTCATTACCCTCAAGATCTTTGGTTAACTTCCAGCCGGTACGGGTAAAGGTGCGATAAACCGTATCGGAGCCGTTCTGCTCGCTAAACGTCACCGAGGTCCAAGCGCCGACGTTATCCTTTTGCTCGCCGACCAATTGACCGGGCAAGCGCAAGGCCAGATAAGGCAGGGACTGGTTAGCCTTGGTCGGGCCTTGGGTTTTGGGTTTATCGACAATGATATACACAGTGCCAAGGATCATCGCCAAGCGTTGATAGGTAAACAGCAAACTATCCAGCTTGGTGCCTGCGCCGTTGGCGTTGCCTGTAAATTGGGTATACAGTTCGTCAACCTCGCGGCTTGGCGCTTGTTTCCACAAAAATCCCATCATCACATCGACGATTTTTCGGGTGAAATTGGGATAAACGGCCAGCTCTTTGCGCCGATCCAGCTTTGCGGTCGATTCGCGCGGGTGTGCAATCAGGTATTCGCCGGTCGCAAAGCCGCCCTGGCCGGAGTAGGCGTCGAGTAAAAATTGATCGGAAGTGCGGTTTACAGCCACGGCAAACTCCAGGCCCGATAATCGGCCTTTTTCTTGTTAGGGTTACGTTTCCAAAACAGGTACTGCGACATCGAGTCAACCTGATCGTCATGTTTAACGGCCGGAAAATTGGTGCATTCGTTCTCGAACTCGGCCGACCAAGGCACGGTATGCTCGTCAGGCAGCCAGACTCGGCCAGACTCAATAGCCGATGATTCCACGCTCATCCGTGTGACTTTGTCGCCTTCCGGTTCGATCATAATCACGCTGTATCCGGGCAACTCTTTCAATTCCTGGCCTAAAGCCGTGCCGTGTCCTTTGTCCTCGATCAGAATCGCACTCGGGTTCCAGCGCTTCTTTTGTTCGATTGCAGCCCGCTTGAGCTTTGGGTATTCCAGCTTTTCCCGGTACACATCCAGTAAATAATCATCGCCTTCTTCAGTCTCGCCCCAGGTCGTGCAAACGTTGTAATCGTTTTTCAGCGCCGCTTTTTGCGCGGTGTCCCAACTCTGCACAATCCGGGTAAAGCGCGGCTTGTAGCGGTAGCGCTTAAACCAAGTAATATTGATAATATCGCCTTCAACCGCCGCCGGACGGCCCTGGTACAGCGAGTAATAACTGCGGCCCAGGATCGTCCTCAGCTTAGCCAGCGCGGCTTCGTTAAACCGGGCCGGACATAAAGCCGCGCCGACCGGTCGCCCCAACGGATCACCGTATTCGGCTTCAGCGGCCAGGTTAATAACTTCAAAATCATCGGCAAAGTCGCTCTTCAGGATGCGGCCGACCAGGTCGTCTTCGTGCCAGCGGGTCATAATGATGATCATCACGCCACCGGGTTCCAGCCGGGTAAAAATGTCGTCGGTAAACCAGTCCCATATTTTTTCCCGATAGGTTTCCGAGTTGGCTTCTTCGCGGGACTTGACCGGATCGTCAATAATGATCAGGTTGGCACCGTGACCGGTAACCCCGCCGCCAGCACCGACCGCACGCAGACCGCCGCCTTCTGAGGTTTCCCATTCGCTGGTAGTATTGGCATCTTTCGCTAAGGCCATGCGCGGTGCAGCAATGCGCCGAGTCTTCCTGCTGAACTTTAACGATAAAGCGGCGTTATAGGCCCCAACAATGGTGCGCAACTTCGGCCAGCGTTCCATCAAATACGCGGGATAACGCACCGTCACCTGTTCGGATTTACCGTGCCTCGGCGGCACCGATAAGATCAAATGACGGGGCTTGTGGTCCGAAACCTCGCCTCGTAGTGACTGCTCCAGCATATCGTTGATCGGCTCAAGCCGGGATCGGATATAAGCCAAATGCGGCCAATCCCACCGGAACTCGGGACTGGCCTGACGGCACCACTCGCCAAAAGACAGCGCTGTACTGTTTTCGCCGTTCTCGGCCTCGGCCAGGACAGCTTCGGCGATATCCGAAACTTCGCCTAAAAACTCTTTGCGGACGCGTTTAGCCATTGGCCAACATTTCAGCAAACGGCTTTAAAACCACGGCGAAGGCTTTTTTCATATCCGGGAACTTCTCGGCAATAAAATCCCGCAGGCGTTTAATCACGTCCATCCGGGCCTTGTACACGGCCTCTTCGAGTTCGGCCTTGTATTTTTGCGAGGCAATCTCAACCCGGCCCAGATCGGCCAGCGCTTTGGCGATCTTCGCGGTCGTCTCAGCCATCTGGTAAGGATTGTCGTCAGACTCTTCCGCTTCCCTCAATGCGGATGACAAGCGCAACAGCCGGGTTTGCAAGGTGCGGATGGTCGCATCGCGCACCACGCCTTCGGTATCTTCGTTATTAGCCATCGCGATCTTGGCAATGCGATAAGTCTGATTCGCCTCAGCCATATCGCGCTCGAAGCTTTCCTGAAACGATTTGCCGTAGCGGTTGGCCGCCATCACCGACACTTTCATGTCGATACCTTCAGCCTTCAACCGATCATTAAGCCAATCGGTCAGCCCCTGGTAATCGCTAAAGCCGCCCGCGACAAGCTCGGCCTCGAACTCTTCGCGGATTTTGGCCGGGACCTGGGTTTTAATCTTGGATCGGCGGCCCATGACTACCCGCCAAACGGCAACGGCCGCGCGATGCCCGGCACCTCAACCACGCCTTGCGCAATCTCCAATCCGGCAGGCGTCAGCACGGCAATATGCACACCGCCGGAGGTCCGGTCAACAATCGCATCCGCATTGTTTTCCAGCCAGGCCAGCTCGATATGCAGGTTATCCCGACTCAAAGTAAACCCTTGTTCGCGCAACGCTTTCAGCACCGTTTCCTGGTGGGCTTGATATTGCGCTTGCCGCTCTAAGATCAGCAAAATCAGCAGCCGGACTTGGGCGCGTTCATAAGTAGCCATTGTTTTTACCTTTTCTGCAATAATTGAATCAAATGCTGATCGATGCGGCTCATGTTCTTGGAGATTTCATCAAGACGGCCTTCCAACGGCCCGACGGTCTCCAGCACTTTGTCCATGCGCCGATGTACAACGCTTAAATCTTCTTTTGAAATGCCGTTTTCGACGTCGGTCTCAATCGCCGACAGCCGTTGCCCTTGCTCGCTGACTTGTTGGCTGATAGTCTTGACATCGTCCTGCACGTCTTTAATGTCATTCCGCAGGCTGTCTTTAACCGCCTTCAGTTCATCGGCCGCCGCTTTGTGCCGATTGCTAAACGCCACAAACAGCGCCAGGCCGAAATTCAACAGCAGCAACGACAACGTCCAAAAGTTAAAGTCGAAATTAATTGTTCCCATCAGGCACCTGTATTATTTTTGTTAAAGTGTATTAAGGCTTATTGCCTGACTTAAGGAGGCTTGCTGTCGCCAGCTGCCGTTGATGGCTCCCTGGGGCTATGGGTCGATTTAATAACCACTTCCAGCCGTTCTGCATACTGCCTTAGCATCCGGTTCCGCTCGGCGACACGCTCATAAACGGCATCGTTTAAGCAGCGTAATTCGGCGGAATTAATCGCCGGTAAAGCCGGTCGAACCGGCAGCGGCAGCGCTGTAGTGATCATCAGCGGTTGCGGCGGCGTTGCCGTGCAGCCCTGTATCATCAGACCAATCATTATCAAGATCAGTGCGAACAGCCAAATGTTGCGGGTTAGTATCACGGATAGTCTCCTGGCGTTGACGGGTTTCTAAAGCGGTTAGCGATTGATCCAGCTGAGTGCGGTGCTGTACTTGACCCTGCGCCGCCTCACTGATGGTTTTTTGCAAGGCGGCGTAGTGTTCGGCTTGCTGGGCTTTGTGTTTGTACGACAACGCGACAACGACCAGGATCAAAACGGCCACCAGCACGATTAACATAAAGACCATCATTTCAGGCGCACCCCGGTGGTTGTTAAGGTACGCAGGTAGATATTGCCCGATGACACCAGCATCATTAAGGCTAAATAGCTGCCGTCAGACAGATAGCTACGCAGTAAATCGGTATGGTCGACCAGCACAGCGAAAGCCGCTATAGCTAAGTTGAACCATAAGGTTTTGCTCTGTGCGATAGGCTTTGTTTCTTCCATTACGGGCTCCTGAATTAAATAATGTTGGCCAACTGAAAATGCATGCCGTCCGGCTTGGCCCACGTACCGCCCCAGTCAAAGCCGTTATCGGTAAAGCAGGCCACAAAACGAGGACTTAAATTAGGCGGCTTACCAAACTGGTTCCAGGCCGCATTGACATCGATCGCCAGTCCCCAGCTATGCAGACTCAGACTAGCTGCACCGCGCTTTCTACGGATATTGAAACAGCCGTCCCAAGTCTTCAGCTCCTTAACGCAGCCGGTCTCAATCAACGCCAAAAAGGCGGCGCTTAACGGCCCGACCATCCGTTTGTTGCAATAAATGCGTTTGGGTATGCAGCCGGTTTCTAACCACGTCGGCACATCAAACATCACCATGTCCTTTTCTTTAATAGGGTCGCCAAGGATTTGTTGGCATTGTTTTGCGCTTAACATCGTCTCTCCTGGTCTGGTCTGGTGCGCTTTTAACAGCGCCGCCTATGAAAATAATTGATCACGTAGTCGCGAACCCATTCACGCCAGATCGGCGGCACCTGTTCGACGGCGGCACGGCGTTGGTCCGCTGTAGTCAAAGCGATAATGGCGGCAGCGTAATGGCGAGGACGCGTCAACATGGGGGAGAGCATAAACGGCGAGCAAAAAAAAACGCCCTCGGAACAAGTTCCAGGGGCGTTTCAATTTGATTTATTTGATATTAAAACAGTAGTTTAGATCAACGTCAAATCCGTAGGGGCAATCCCTTGTGGTTGCCCTGATACACCACGAATTCAGGGCAACCACAAGGGATTGCCCCTACGTTGATTATTTCACCGGGCGAAGACTGACGACAACCTGACCCGAAGCCAGCGCCACCGTCAGCTGCTCCCTGGCCAGCTGGCGCTCGGCATCCAAAAACGCCAGCAGTCCGGCCAGCCGGTCGCGGTTGACGACATGCAGATCCGTTTCGGGTATCAGCAAATCAGTGACCGCTTCTTGGCAGGTGGCAATATGGTCGAGCCGGTCCAGGGCGTCGATAACCGGATTCATGCCGCCACCTCAATCACCTCGGCATCCGCATTATCGACCGCGGTTTTGCCGTCGGGCTTGGTCACCCAGCTATACAGCAGGTCGGCGACCTTTTGCGCGGCCCGATAGGTCTTCCAGCGCCGGTGAACGATGCGCGTCCAATACTCGCCGGTCTGGTAGTGGGTGTAGGTTTGGCGAATGGCGTACATTACACACCGCCTTGTTTATCTGCAATAGCCTTCTTGTAACGGAGATGATCTACACGCCCTTTAACGGCTTGATTAGTACGGCCTAACTGCCGTCCGATTTCGGTATGGTTAAAGCCTTGCGCTCTCATGGTTTCCGCAGTCTCATCTTCTTCTGGAGTCCAGGGACGGTACGGTTTTAACGGAACTGGCTGAGTTACCGGTTTTGCTGGGTCGCGTAAAGACAGATAATCTGCGCCACTGATAATCACTGGAACCGTCCTCAGGGCGTTTTCCGCTAAGGCATTAAGGCTATCGTATAAAGCCGTTCGATGCTGCTCAAATTCTGCCAGAGTTAACGGTTTAGAGACCGGTGCAAGTAATGGATGTAGGTAATTTCCTTCGCGCAACTGCCTTTCACAGTCCATGAAGTAACGACGGGCTTGCTTACCCTTGTCGTTGTGCTCGACCATTGCCAGCTCTTTTGCCATGCCCAAAGAGAGGTGGTATTCCTTAGTCGGACGGCCGCCTTGAGGTTTCGCCCCATTTTGGGCGAAACTGATAAAGTCTTGGTTTTCTTGAAAATCGTATTGATTAATGCGCTCTATAATCCATGATCGAAAATGTTTACCAACCTCTAAAAACGAATGCAATAACTTAGCATCGACCAGTTGAGCAGGTACGCCAGCGATTTCGCCAGCCAAGACGGGGATTAATTGATTATTCATGCTGAATTCCTTAGGGTAAATTAATATCCCGGCAACATGACGCCAATCATGGGTGCCGGACTGGACAGGTTGGCGTACCGGTTACCCACCGGCCAGCCTTTTTAGGGGCTGCCTGCCCAGCCCGACATAATGAAGAGCTGATGCAATGGCACAAAAAAACCGCATGAAGCGGCCATATGCCGGGTAAAAACCGAGACGCCAATCCCGCACGCTGGATTTTGCCAGCGCACGAACAGATTAGCCTCTCGGCCTGGGGTTTGTCAAATACTAAGTTTTTCAATCAGTCGGCAATCTCACGCCATCTGCAAACAGACTTGGCCAACCCGCTTTTAAAGCATTCGGACTGATGGCCTCTGAAACAAGTTGATAGGCGTTGTAACGGCCCTCCTTATGTTTTTCTAATACGCCTAGATTCGACATAATGTAAAAAAAGATATCGGCAGTGCGTTTTTCGAGGTTTAGGTCTTTGACGATGTCAACGCTTCGCGCACTACCCTTTTCAATCAAAATCGCTTTGATTGCTGTCCAATGTTGTAATCCATAGATGAGGCATTGCACATCAAATCTTGTCATTTCCCATCCCTGGATTGGATTATAGATTTCCTTTCCGTCTACTTGTTCGGCCAGGCCCAATAAGTATTCGAGACCAGGCTGCAAGGATTCGAGCGTTCCGCATTTCAATATCTCGTCAAGCATTTGATAAAACAATCGCTTGATCGTCCAGTCTTTTTGAAACCTGTCCCGGCGTTTTTGCTGAGAACGCTGGTAAATTTCGTCTGCATCCATTTCCCCTCCTAGTTTTCTCTAGTTCCCACGCGCCGCGTGGGAATTCAGGTTGCCCCGCGTTGCGGGGTGTATCTCAGTCATGTAGTCCCGTAGGGGGCGCATTGCGCCCCTTTCCGATACCGCCGGCCTCCCGAGCGGGACGTGGTTTGCAACCACGTCCCTAACGTTTCTGTGATGTCTAATCGTTTCCTGTGCTCTGTAGGGAGCATTAGCTAGGTAGGCCGGAATAAGACTACCCAAGCGTAGCGCGTGGTAGCGTTTCCGGCTGATTCGGGTGGTGCTATGGTTTGGGGTTTATATTCTTAGGGCCATTACAGTAATAATACTCAGCAACTGAACTCGGCTTGTCATATTGACTAGCTATCGATATTTCTATTGAAATGTCCTTTTGGCTTACTGGCGGCAATAAAACAACAGTATTAGCATTGAACTTTGTCGCACGCTGCTTATACCAGTCATGGCATTCATTGGCATCTACACTACATGCTTCCTGCATTTTATAAACACAACCCGATGCCGGGACACTGCTTTCAATTCGAACATATTGCCAGTTCGGGTATTTTAAATTTGTACATCCGAAAAGCTGAATACACGCCACTGCAATAAAGACTTTGTTGTTCATATCATTTCTCTCCTATTTCATCTAAAAAACTCGCCACCATACTGCAAAACTCAGCCGATGAATATCAGCCAAGGCTTACATCGCGCTGCCCAGTCTGCCTGTAATTAGGTGTGTTTGTTGAAATAGACACCGATTTTTCTAGTTCCCACGCGCTGCGTGGGAATTCAGGTTGTCCCGCGCTGCGGGCTGTTTCTCAGCGCAGCGCGCTATGACTGCGTTCCCACGCGGCGCGTGGGAACGAGGCTGGCGCTGGCGCTACAACAAATCCACAAACAAATCCAAGTTAGCCGATGGCTGGGCCTGTTCCACCCGCTTACGCAATTTGCGGATGCCGCGCTCGGTGTAGTGGTACTTCTCGGCCAGTTGGGCGTTCGAGGCACCGTTTGCATACTCGGTCACGATGGCCTTTTCTTTGGCCTGTTCTTTGAGCGCCCGGATCACGTAGGCGCAACGGTCGATCTCGATGCGCTCTTCGCCGTAGTAAGCGACCAGTTTAGTCAAGGCCTCCAGGCCGATATGTTCAACCAGCCAATGACCGGGTTTAACGTATTTGGGCACTTCCAGCCGCCTGCCGCCGCGCAACTCAACCAACTTCAGCGCCGCCGTCACGCCGACGACTTTGACCAATTCCGCGACGCGCTGCGGCAACAGGGCCAACGATGCGTCATCGATGTCCTGGGCCGCGAAGAAGCCGGTGTTGGGCGTGGCGCTCATCTCAGCCCTTATGCGCCAAGGCTTGGCCGCGTTTGCTTTGGACGGGTTTATGGATCGATACGTCGCTGGCTGCCGTAAGCCCGGCGGTGATTGCTTGCCAATCGGAGTCTTTTTTAGGTTGCGCGGCTTTGCGTTCGTCTTTGGTCAGAATGCCTCCCCAACGTTTGTCTTTGTAGGCTTCGATGGCGGTTTTATCCTGTTCGGTGCCGGCAAACTCGCGCACTTGATAGGCGATACGCCTAACCCAAGCATGGCAAAAGAGGTCGGTCATGCGCATTTTGTTTGCGCGTTTATAACGCTTTAACGTGGCGGCGTAGGCGGTACGGTCGTTGTTGATCTGACGGCGCAGTACGTCGAAGGTGTAGGCGGCGAGTTCCGGCTTTATTCCGAGGCCGATAAAATACATGTGGCTGTCTTGGTATCCCTGTCCCGATCCAAATACGGTGCCGCAGCCGAAGGCATCGGCTATCACGGCGCTGAGCTGTCCCAGATATTTTGGCGGGTTGTATTTGCCGCCGGCTTTGCTGGTTTTTTCATGGACTTGGCTGGCGGCCACGTCGCCGCTGGTCAGGTTGTATTTAGCCATTAACGCGTCAGCTTGGCGTTTGGCCGCTTCGGCTTCAGCAGGATTATCGGATGCGGCCAGCGCCAGGCATTTGGCTATTTTCCCGGCGATTTTTTTAAGTTCTTCGTCAGTCATTTGGGTCATGTCAGTTTCCGGTTGGTTTCGGGTTATCGCGTGCGGCCTTCACCGCCGCTTCAAGCTTTTCGATCTGCGGCAACAAGGCTTCGTCTTTGCTGCTGTCGTACAGTTTTTTGACGCCGAACAGGTCGTTCTGCAATCGCGTTAAAACGTGGTTTTGCAGGGATTTTGCCGCCGTTTTGGTCGGGGTAAAATCCAGGTATCTTTTTTCATGCAGCCAGCCTTGGGCCATTTTCCGCGCTTGCCCTTGCGGCAGTTCGCGCTTGGCTTCCTTGGCGGCGGCATCAATGATTTGCTGATACTCGGCATCGCTGAGGTTGCCTAACTGGCTCCAGCGCATGGCGGCTTCGTTGCGGCCTTGCCTCAGACCAAAGGCGAGCCAAAAGCCGTCAAACCAACGCTTTTGCCGAGCATCCATTTTCTGGTACCAGTCTTTGCCGTCACGCGGCTGGCTGGGCTTGTCGTCGCCGTAGCCTTTTTCGGTCAGGAAGTTATGCAGTTTCAGCGCATAATCCAGCGCCGCCTGGAATTTATCCTCGGGCGGCTGGCTGCGAACCATTACCGCCTGTACAAAGCGTTTTTTGCTCATTAATCAGCCTTCGCCTGGCTTTGTGCGGAAAAAATGGCAACTTCGACTTTGGATAACGCCAGTATTGTCGGCTTTAGCTCCGGCGGCATGTGTGTATATTTATTGCGGTTGAGCTGCAATAACTCTCGCCGCGTTATCAGTTGCAGGTTATCCGGCTCAAAGTTCAAGCGGTCACCATCCAGGAAAATAACTGTTGTCCCTTTGGGTTGTGGGCCGTGGACGGACTCCCGGGTCAGCCGGTGCTTTTGATGCCATACATTAGGATCTGCAATCTTTTTCCAAATATAGTTATCATCTCGCTTTATCTCGGTTCCGATAGGCAAGTGTGAATGCGGCATTTGTCCTTTTTTAAATTCGGTTCCTATTGATCTCCTGGGTGTTTTTACCCCGGTATTCCAGCTGACGTGCCCGGCAACAAACCGACCGCTATTTCCCGCTGCGATGCCATTACGTTGACACGCCTGCTTTATGGCAACGCCGCTAAGCTGGGTGTTAAAGCATTCGTTGAATGCAGTAACCAGTTCAGCCTGCACCATAATTGGCCGGTATTTACGTAGCCAGTCTATCTGCTGCACGGTGTAGCTATGCGACGCCATTGTCCATGCCTAGCATCTTGGGGATTTCTTTAATGGTTTGATCGCTTAATGCAATTTGCGCGTCCAAAGCTAATTTGCCGTTGGCTATGACTTGCGGGGCTACGCCGGTAATGGCCTTGGCTCGGCTGATTTCTATCGCCAGTTGATCTGGCTTTAAACTTTCATCACCCAGCCGCTCTAGCTGGGCAAATAAGTGGTTGTTTAAATCGGACAGTTTATTTTTCATATTTTCTCCGGATTAATCGAGGCTAAATGCCTAGTTGTTTTCGAGTTCCCAGTCATCCCGACACGCCGCATCGCACCAGCGCCGACCCTCGGCAACCGGCTCTTCGCAAAACAGGCAGGTTCCGATCGCAATGGCTTGCGGCTCGTCTTTACGGCTGGCATACAGGCTGGTTTTTATATTCAGTTCGTCAAAGCGACCGGCTAAATCTGCGTCATCCATTAGTGTATGGCTCCTGTTTTTATTTCTTTCATTTTTATTAAAGGCTTGTCACCGGCCTTGATGCTGTTGATAGCGCCTTGCAAGAAGCCCTGGCAAAATTCATCACCTTCTATTTGGCGCAACATGTCGATCAGTAATGTTATGACCATGCGTAGGTAGTTTTTGAATGGCTGCTCGCCCAAGCCAACATTCAATAACTCCTCAATACGTTGTAATATTTGTTGCATATCCATGCTACTTTCCTTCATTCAGTTTCTTTTGATGGATGGCCAGCGCGGCAATCACCTTGCTTAAATCGGCTTTAGTACACCATTCCAGGCGTTTTTTGCCGGTTAACCGCTCCAGCATTGACAGGGTCTTATCGTCTTTGCCTTGCTGCCGCGCTATCAGATATTCCCAGGGCAGTTTCATATCTGCCAACAGCGCTTCGATTTTTAATATCTGCGCTTTGTTGTCAGCGCTATGAGGGCGCTTGGCATAGGTCTTTTTGCCTTTAAAGCCTTTGCTTTTAAGGTATTCAAGCACCTTGGCCCGGCCGGTCGCTGACAGATCGGCCGCCGATGATACTTTAGCGATCTGCATCAGCATGTCCCGGTAAGTGTCGTCATCCATGCCAAGCTCTTTCTTGGCGATATGAATCTTGGCGAGTTCACTGGTCTTGTAGTCGGGCTTGCCCTTTGTTGGCGTAGCCATCACAACCTCGCAATATCCAACGGAATACCTTGCCACTCTGCTTCCGGGGTTTCGCGCTGGAAAAACTGCAAGTAGGATCGGCTGCCGACGATCTGGATGCTTTCGGCAATGTCATCCATAGCCGACTTCCACACCGGATGATCGATCTTGTAACGGCGCAGCTCCAGCACTTTTTGGGTATCGATAAACCCCGTTTTATCAACCCTAAATGCTTCATTAATCAGCACTTTGATGATGTCGTCAATGTCGCTGCTATGCGCTTTAATCAAGCCCTGCAATTTCTCCATGGCGTTATTGAGTTTTTCATTAAAAGCAATCTTGTCATTGATTTTTAGGCAGACTTTTTGGGTCGCGTTGTAGTTAATCAGCTGCAAGTTGCCTTTCCAGGCTTTACGCTTGGCGTTTTCCGAGACAATGCCGATCTTGGCTTGATGCTCGTTGTTGCTGACTTCGATGAAGGCGTCGATGTCGGCAAAGGTTTCTTGCTTAAAATCCTCTATCATTTTTGATAGCGCTTGCGCCCTGGCGATGCGGTTATTAACCAGTTTGTCGCGCGCTAAATCGGTCAGGTTGATGATGTCGATCGGACAAAACCGGCCTTTGGCGTCGGCCATCATCGGGGTTGCCGGGTCTTTTTTTATTTCGGCCACATTTTCGTATAAGTCTCTGATTTTAAGCAGACTGTTTGTCACAAATTCTTTAGGGGTCATCGTTAGTCCTCAAGTTTCAGTAAATCGTCAATTAATTGGTTACAAATTTGAGCGGCGGTGATCGTGATGGCCTGCCACCAGTCGTCTCTGACTGCCGTCAACAGCGCCACCACAACCAGGAACACCCAACTCAACTGCCATACCACGACAATGGCGTCATTCATAACATCCCCAGCCGTTCCAGTTTTTTGGCATCAGCCCGGTTTCTTGCCTGCCGGTAGGCTAATTTTTTATCCAACAGCCATTGCCGGACCCGTTCCCACAATTCCGCCCGTTCGGCCGCTCTTAATAACTCGCTCTTTTTCATACCGCCTCGCTCCAAACAACCTGACAGCCGCACACATGGGCTGATTTTTTAATATGCAATTCATCTTCGCTGTGCCGGGTCTGACCGATAGCTACCCCGCGCAAGCTACGGGTGCTCGGGCAGTTAGCGACATCAATGACCGGCGTAGCGGTTTTAAAGTTAATCAGCTGCACTTCAATGCCTTGCTCAACCAGCATTTGCACAGCCTGGCACACTAACTTGGACTTGCGCCGGATCAGCGCCATGTCGGCATAATGTTTATTGGTTTTATGAATCATGATGCTCTCCCTTCATATTAAGAGCGGGACGACGAATAAAATCCTGAGCCATGTCCATGTCAATACGCCGCGGATAATGAGTGCGTACCCAGGTCAACACGGCTTGACGACTCCAGCGTCGCGGTTCTTTTGCTACCGGCTGCGGAAAATCGGTCAGGTACGGACCTATCGATAACCACACTAGCCATGCCGCTTCACTTAATTCAATCAACCTGTCGCCTATCTCCGGTTTTTCGGGTTGGTCCAAAAGCTCAATCTCTACCGCGATGTGCTGCAAGGTTTGGGTTAGCGAATGCACCAAATATCCGGCATCGGTAATGCCGTCGTCGGTGGCTTCTTTGCTATAACGTACGGAAAAACCGATTTTTGCAGCGCCGTTTAACGGCAAATCGGCAATGGTAATGACCGCTCTCATGACTGCTTACCGTTGAGTTGATCCAGCACGGCCTTATTTTTACTGCTCAACGTTATTTCAAACGCTTTGCCGTCGCCATCGGTAATGATCAGGTTCATGTAGTAATAACCAGGCTGAGCCTCAATGCTGCCAACCGGAATGGCGGTAATGCTTTTAATGTCCTCAAGAACCAGTAACGCCGCCATCACTCACCCCCTAAGCTTTGATAAGCCTGCTTAATCGCGCCCAATTGCAACGCCTCACCGGCACCCAGTGCCAACATGGAAGCCAGTCGCAATGTTTCTGTGACCATGCCTAGCGCTCCGGGTTTCGAGGCAATCTTGGCGCAATAATCAACCAGGGATCGACCGGCGCTACCGTCAATCGTCAGCCCCCACGCCCACAAAATGACCGTGACATCCTCGCGGGTCGGCTGTTTTAAGGCTTGTTTCTTGCTGATCCGTCTAAATAGCGGTGCATTCAGCTCTGATCTACGCCCGGCCAGGTTGCTGTAGGCTTGTTCTGAGCCGACATAGGCCACGCCGATCTTGGCGACGTCGAAAATGTTCTTGATGCCCCACAAGGCATCGGTAGACAGCAATTGGGATTCATCCAGGATCAACAGCCCTTGGGTGCCTTTTAGCCGGGCAATCACTTCATCCTCTAAATCAGCCGTGCGGTGGCTAAAACCGCGCAAGCCAACGGCTGACGCAATCCGTCGTAAACAGGCCGGATAAGACGCGGCGGATGGCGAACAGGTCACCACGAAGACATTAGGATGTTGTGTGGCGAAAGCTTCGCAGGTACTGGTCTTGCCAACACCGGCGCCGCCGAAGACACACACCGACACTTTAGCCATCCGCGCATAGGCCAGGGTGGAGAAAATCTTCTCCGCGGTCGGTGTTTTCACCCAATCCGGAGCATTGGGCATTTCCGCCCGCTGCATGGCTGAGTCTTTGCGGGTTTCCAGCCAGATTGTCAGCTGTTGCTCGATCTTGTCATTGTCGCCCTGGTATTTGTCCTGCAACCATTGGTTGAGTTTGCTGCCGCCCGATGATTCAATCCCTGCTTCTTTACTGGCTTGGGCTTGGCTTAGGCCTGCTGTCGCTATCTCTTTTCTCACTCGCTCACGCAAGTCGTTTTGTTTTTCCATAGTCATTTTTGCTATACTCCAGTTTCTTGTTGTAGGGGCAAATTGATTCGCCCTTGTTGTAAAACGGCTGTTAAGCCGCGTTTTAAAAGGGCTTTTGGTTGCAGCCAAAGGCCTTTATTTATTATCTGATTCAGCTTTTTTAAGCATTTCCCCTTGCTGCCAACGCATCCCCAATACCTGCTGAATTTCGTTGAATGCCCGGTCTTGAGCAAGACCGCCATGCTCACGCCTATCCAGAGCTAAGTAATATTGATTTATCGCCACATGCACCTTAAGCAATCTTACTGATGATTTTTCCCAAAATTCGTTAAGAACACCCGCATCATCAGGCTTTGCTATCTCATTACAGATTAAGTCAATAGCCATACCGATCATGATCCAATCGCCGCAATTCAATTCCTGATTTGATGCGGCCTTGCTTTCTAAGTGTTCAAAGGCTTTCTTCAGATGAACCAATACTTCTCTGTCCATTTTCTACCCTCCCATCATCGCAATCGCTTTACTAAACACCGCGTCAGCATCAATCACCTGACCCGATTCCCCATCAAACCCTTGATCCAGCGGTTTGTTAAACAACCCCGTGACCACCTTGCTCTCGGGCTTATCAGGCTCACTCAATGCCGGTAACTTATCGTTATGCAGCTTTTGAATCGCCTTCACTTCGCCCGCCTGTTTCTTAACCAGCTTGTTAATCCGCTTGGTCCGTTTCATGTACTCGGCTCCGGCCTCTTTGTCGGTAAAGCCGACCGACGCCTCATGCTGCGCGGTCATCAGATACTTACCTTCCAAACTGTAAATATCGACGTCATTGGTCAGATCGTCCGGGTCGTAAAACACGCCGACATCATGCCCCCGGTATTCGTTCAGCCCTTCGCACCAATAGCGGTTGCTGCCCAGCTGGCTTTTGCCCGCCTTGATCGACACCATGCCGTTATTACTGTTGGCCTTGACCACTTCGATCGACAACATCAACAATCGCCGCTGTGCTTCGGTGGCTTTACGCGGTGCCCAGCTGACAAACGATTTCTCATAAGCCTGATCAAAACTCATCACCCCGCCGCAGACCGGCGACCGGCGCTTTTCCTGGGCGTTATGCCGGATCACTTCATACTCAATGGCTTCCCGCAATTCGACTGACGTAATCGCGGTCGCCTTGCTAAAACCCCGGTCGCGGATTTTTGGGTTAGTCGCCACCTTGTCATGGATGCCGCCGATGCCAAACGCCCGTTCTACGGGCTTGCTGCCCGGCGAGGCGATGGTATGATCGGGATCGGTAAAATGCACATCCATGCCCAGCATTAACAGCATGCCCAGCGGGTCGTTCGGCTGGTTGCCGAACCGGTGCCGACCTTGAGCGCCGCCGGTCATCATCTTGTTAGCCGCCACGCGGGTGTTATCCACCTGCAAATAGCTGGGCAAAAAATGCCCGGTCATGTCGTAGGTAGCCAGCCTAAATAAATCGGTGCTTTCGGTCTTGCCCAGCCTCCAGGCAATAATCTTGCCGCTATATAAATCCTGCCAAACCCACGCCGTTGACGTGTTGATGATTTCGCCGTCCGGCCATTCGACCCACAGCTTGTCAAACTTCAAGCCGTCGCCCGATACCGCCTCACCGGCGCGGAATACGGTTTTGTCACGCATTTGGAACGGTGTCAGCAAGCGGAAGGCTTCCGGGCCTTGACGCATATAGGTAATGATGCCGACCGAATATTCGGCCTCCAGACGCCGCCGTAACGTGGCTTCGCCGGGGATGGTCCAACCGTTTGCTTTCGCCATGTCTTCGGTGCGCCGATGGCAATCCTTAAAAGACGGTTGCCGCCGGTGCAGGTACAGCTGCACGTAATATTCAAACGCCTCCGGCGAGCAGTCGGCCAGTTTGGTGCGGCCGGTATAGCAACCGGACAGCGCCGGGGCGTAATCGGCCACATCGAAGTTAATGCATCCAGGCTTGCCCGGTTTTCCCAGCCACCAGTTTTGCAAGGTGCGCCAAGAGGGACACACCGCAGGATTAGCGGCGGCAACCTGTCGCATCAAGGTATTCAACGGTACTTTTTTTGCTCGCAGCGGCGAGTTTTCAGCGCGGCGGTCATTTGTAATACCATCACCATCAGGGATAGGGCTTCCATGTTTCCGTTCGCCCTGAGCTTGTCGAAGGGCAAACATCCGACGTTTGTCTTCGTCGATCAGTTTTTTAAGTTGCACCACCACTTCGGCCTGCCGATAGGCTTTGCCTTGAACCTTGGCTGTCTTGCGGCGAAAGTGCTCCCAATCAATGTAAAACTCAGGCTTATCCGGCATTTCGGCGTGGGCTTGGTCGACTAATACCTGTATTTCAGGGCTAGCCTTGGGTAACTGGTCTTTGTACAGTTCGGCGAATTCGTTTTTTCCGGCTTGCAAGGTCAGATAAATTCGCGTTTCTTTAGGCAACGCCGACAGCGGGTATTCCTTGCCGCCGCCTTTGCCGGTGCGAGGACGACTAGCCCAATTATTGTCACTTGCTAACCTATTAACTGAGCGCTTTGTACTTGGCATTCCGGCTAAGCCAGCTAACTCCTGAGCGCTGTAATAAGTTTCTGAATCCTGACTCATTCTACTGTCCTAACGTTTGGGCGGAGGCCATTGACCGTGCTAAGCTTTGATTTCCACAACCTTACCCAAACCGGATGACCTCCATGAAACTTGATAGAACCCTTCAAAAACAGCTGCTTGAGCAAATGGCAGAAGCCTACCCAGAACAAATAAATGTTGGCAGTAAAAGAGAGCTCGGCGATCCTGTTACGATTAATCTTTGGTATTTGGAGCAGCACGGGCTGATCGAGGCTACAAAGTCCAAGGCGATTAATGCTCCGCCCTACGTTGCTTCGGCTGCAATTACCCATCGAGGCCTTGATTTTCTCGCCGATGACGGTGGTCTCTCGGCCATTCTTGACACGGTTACTGTCAAATTGCATGCCGACACTATTCGCGATCTTCTGGAAGCCAGAATCACCAATTCTGATATGCCGGAAATCGACAAAAAGCGCCTTATTGACCACATCCGTTCCCTGCCATCTGAGGGGCTGAAGACGGCAACAGCACATCTTGTTGAGCTGGGGCTGGATCATTTGACCGACGCCATTCCGCTGCTGCAAAAATTGCTTGGTTTTTGACGTTACTCAAATGAGTAAATCGCATCCACCCCATAAAGTCCCCGGTGGGTGCGGTAAATTCCAGCCAAAAGCCGTTCTCCAACGCGCTTCTAGTCGGACGATCAATAGAAATCATCAACTCAAAACAAGCGTCTTTCGTTCTGCCGTTGTCTATCCAGGCGTCATATCCTGTTATAGATGGAAATCCGTTCTGCTCCTGATTCATTTCTGTTCTCCCAATACTTTATTAATCATTAACCCACATTACTTTTCATCCGCTTCAAATCTTTCAAGCGGCCATTCATCTCCTTCAACATCTCGTCCCTCATCAACTGAATCTTGCCGATTTCGGCATCCAAAGCATCCGCCCCATAAGCCACCCGCCCGCCGCGCTTAGCCACCAACCAATTGGTTAAATGATGTCCGGCGCAAACCGTTTCCAAGATCGGCGCTAACCAAAACGGCAACGCATGATCCAGCCGCGCCGGTGAGCAATACGCATCCAGCATGTGCTTTGAAACGTCCTTGTCTGCCAACCGGCTAACCTCGGCGCTGAGCAGATAGCGGTCTTTGATGCCCGATTCAGCGAGCAATAAACTGACAATTTCTGAGACCTCTCTCGCATATTGAGACTCGCCGGGAACAACCACATCAACGGTTGGAATCTCGAAAATGTCTAACGTCTGCGTATCTTTTACCTTGGCCATGTCAAGCCGCCTTGCGTTTTTTTACGTTGCGGTGTTTTGATAAATCCGTATCATTAACAACAGCTTTTCGCCCAGGACCGCCCCGGTTAGGTACGCCAATCTCATGACCGTCGGCGTCAATACTGACGTTGTAACGGCTAGGCCAGAGCAGCCAGGGCGTAACATTGCTAAGGGCTCCATCCTCGGCGATAGCTTCGGCAATCAAGCGTTCAGCCTTGGGCCAGGGTTTGACCAGCGCATTCTTCAGCGCGGTCGGACAGAGCCCGTGGTGGACGGATAACCGACGCAACGACCAACCTGCTATACGCAAAGCCGCCACGACATGGGCAGGGTGCCAGTCTTTAGGACTGGCTTTTTTTGGGGTGTTTAATGTCTTCAT